ATCTATATGAATCAATATCAAACTAAAGCTAGAGAAACTGCAATCTTCCCAGAGTCAGAAGCAATTCCCTACTTAGCATTGGGTCTATGTGGAGAAGCTGGGGAAGTTGCAAACAAAATCAAGAAATGTATTCGTGATGGTGCATCTTATGATGGTATTGCAGCAGAGCTAGGAGATGTCCTATGGTATGTAGCAGTACTCGCACACTACCTCGGAGAAGACCTTGACACCCTGGCAGCAGATAACCTACTTAAACTACACAATCGTGCTTCTAAAGGTACTCTCAGTGGCTCTGGTGATGATCGATGATGCTACTTTCACTAGCTGCTTGTATACTTGTAATAATCATAGCTGCTAATCAAAAAGGATAATGATGATGAAACGAGAATATCGCACAGCATTCAACAAGCTTCGTAAGATCGGGGTACCTGTAAAAGACTATGGTGAAGATGACTTTGTAATCTCAGCAGAGGAAAACTATGAAACTGTATGGGCTGACTACTATGCCGAAAACAATGCATCACTAGATGACTTCGGTGTTAACCATAAAATCAATGATATTCTTAATGATCATGGTCTCTATGCAGAGTGGGAGAACGGTGGTGTCCTTGGCGTAAGTAAAATGTAATGCCATTCACAATCGAAGAAAAACCCTGGACGACTGAGATAGTTATTATGGATGATTCAGGAGATGATCTTGACCTTGGGGTAATCATAGAAAACGCTGGAGAATACGAAGGCTATGTATCTATGAGACAATTCAATCAAGACATTGAGGGATACGATGTAGTAACTATGTCACCCAGGATGTTTAAGGATCTTATAAAATCCTTTGACTCTACAGAGGGATTCCACGGACTCCTATGGAAATAAAAAAAGAACCCAGAGACTCTCACAGAGAATCTTTGGGTTCTTATAATTTTTAGCTAACCGACAAAGCGCACTTACTTGTTTTTTCGGTAACCGACAAAGCGCACAGGCATTTTCTTTCAGGTTCTACTAGAACCTCACACTATCCGCAGTGCTCGTATCTTATCGTCGAGTTCTTCATCAGACAAACTCTCAGCACCTATCTCCTCAATTTGGAGTTCCCTGCGCTGTAGTTTGGGTTGCTCATACTCTGCAACTTTTGCTGCGAGATCACTAGCTGTATCAAAATCTTCTTTGTCCAAAGCTTTGAACATGAGGATCTTCAAGACATCAAGAGAGTTCATATCAATATGATCTAGCACATCTTCCTTGTACTGACGCCAATCTTTCATACTCATCTTCAAAGCTTCTCTAGCATCTCTAGCTGCCTTACGGGAAGCTGCAGATTTCAATTGCATCTCACGAGCATTGTCTTTGGTGAATGAAGGTGCTAAATTCTTAAGGCTGTTTGGATGAACCTCTCTAGTCATAGTAATTACCTCTTATAATACTTTATGAATCCGACCACAGGGGTCGGATTTAAAAAGAGAGACAACTCTCTTCTCTATAAGGAACTTAAAGAAAGGGCATAAAATGTCAGATATTGTTAACAAACCTTCACACTACACACGTTATAAAATAGAACCTATTACATTCATCATGGAGAATGACTTACCATTTCATGTTGGTAACATTATTAAATATTCCATGAGGGCTGGTCATAAGATTTATGAGGGTGAAGATGGTATTGGGTCAGAGATAACAGACCTACGTAAAGTCATCCGGTACGCAGAGATGCGTATAGAGCAGCTTGATAAGAGTATGCGGGCTTACATCTAATGGGTGGCTTTAATAAAATAGCAACGGACATTGAAGAAATCATACGGAATGTCTACATGTTCGGTGATTTCTCTACTGAGAAAACATTCACAGAGATGGTGTATAAACGTTGTTACGAAGATGGTATACCTAGTAAGTATATGGACTACACTGATAAAAAAATAAAGGAAGCTTTAAATGTTTGATAAGATTAAAGAGATACGAGAAACACTAAGACGCAGACGTAATATGAATGAAACTATTAAAGCACTCCATGAACTTAATGACCTAGAGCTTCGTGATGTGGGTATACATCGCACTCAGATTGACGAAGTAGCACGTAGTGTTATAGACTTTCACCGAACTGTACGTAACATTACTGAGCAGGAAAGTAAAAAGAATGATTAAAGCAACGTACATTGACCACATGGGTAATGACTTGACTGTAGCTAACGCAGCCCGTGTGTCATTCGGTAAGACATCTGAGATGGAAGACGATCCGTGGGGACCACCTAAGCTAAAGGCTAAGGATGATAAGCTCATTCGTTACCTAGCCAAGCATAATCACATCAGTCCATTTGGGCATTGCTTCGCCAGCTTCCACGTTAAGGCTCCGATCTTTGTAGCACGACAGCTAGTCAAGCATAAGTTCTTAAGATGGAACGAGATTTCTAGGCGGTATGTAGATGATGAGCCTGAGTTCTATGTACCTGAAGTGTGGCGTGGGCGAAGTGCTGACAAGAAGCAGGGTTCTGAGGGTGAGGTTAAACTTGGAACACTGGATGATACTATAGTATCGGACAGCCCACATGAGGCACTCTGTGCGTACAATGCCTTACTAGATGCAGGAGTAGCTCCTGAACAAGCCCGTATGGTACTGCCACAGTCTACTATGACTGAGTGGTACTGGTCAGGTAGCTTGGATGCCTTCGCTGATATGTGTAACCTGCGCTGCAAGCCTGACACACAGGCAGAGACACGAGAGGTAGCAAAGCAGATAGACCACAAGATGATTGAGTTATTCCCTGTCAGCTGGGATGCACTGACGGAGAATGACGATGAGTGAAGTAAAGATAACTGAAATAACTGAGCATGAGGATGGCAGTGCTACGTTGCAGGTAGAGTGTGACCCAGAGACATTCGCAGCCATCTTTAACGTGGGCTTTGTGTCGTTAATTAAAACTGGCCTACACTGGGAGAGTGAGAATGACTAAACTATATGACTTAGAACCAATGATAATGGACTGTTGGCATGTATGCGATGACCTTCAGGTTATCTTCAAACAGATCGGTGACGGTGAACGTGAGATTACAGAAGATGAAATGATGAACACACTGATTGGTATGCAGCAGCTATACCAATGGAAGTTCGAGCAGTTGTTCAATAAGTATGAGCAGATACAGAAAGAACAACGAGGGGACAGTGAGGTATGACGGATGATGTATGGCCCTTAGAGGCAGACTTTAGCGATACTACCCTAGTAACAACCGCAAGCTCACCTTGTGTTAAGGAGTGTAAAATAGGAGAAGATCATTGTCTAAGTTGTGGAAGGTCTATTAAAGACATCCAAGATTGGCGTGACTACTCTGAAGATAAACGTAAGAATATTATGAAATCCTTGGAGGATAAACAAAATGTATGAGGTGTATAGTATATCCAATTGTCCATTCTGTGACAAGGCTAAGGAATTACTACGAGAAACCGGAGAAGGTTTTACTGAATATGCTATTGATATTCAAAAAGAATTAGGTAAATCAATCATGGAGAGATCTATGATGAATACTGTACCAATTATCTACCACAAGAATGTATTTATCGGTGGGTATAATGATCTTAAGATGTACTTAAACAAGTAAAGAAAGGACGCAACATGCGTTTATGTTATGATATAGAATGTAATGGTCTTACTCCGGATACTATCTGGATGATTGTTGCACAGAACTTAGACACCAATCAGATCTATAAGTTCTCTGATCACGATAACCTACATGGTTCTATCGCTGATGGTGCTGCACTACTACAGAACGCAGAGCTACTAGTAGGCCATAACATTATAGGTTTTGATAATATGGTCATGGACAAGCTGTGTGGTACTACACTCAATGATAAACGATTACATGACACGTGGGTTATGTCTCAGGTACTACGCTACAAGCGTCCACATAAGCATGGTCTTGCAGGTTGGGGTGAACACCTTGGCAACAGCAAGATCGCATATGAAGGTGGTTGGGATGCTTACTCACGTGAAATGCTACGTTATTGTGTGCAAGATGTTCGTGTGAATGTCGATGTGTACA